GGGGAGAAGGAAGCGGGGAAGGGGGCATGCTATCTCTTGCTAGATTTTGCTTTAATTTGCTAGACTTTGCTATGCCGCCTTTCCGCCCGTTCTCCGCACGTTTCCGCCCTGTCTCTGTATCCTTGTCCATCTGCGCTTTCAAAATTAGATAGATTGACTTCTCAGCACCACGGGGTTCAACCGTACCTCCGCCCCTACTGTATTCCAGAAGGGACATAAGCAACCGGCCACACTCCGCTTCTCCGAGGGCCAAAATGGCGTCGGCGCAGATTATAGGGATTTTAATGTATTCCATAGGGCGGCGGCCCCCTTAAAACGGGAGCTCGCCGTCCTCGTCGGCATCCTCAAAAGGGCCGGACATCCTCGCCTTCCATGTGACTGACTTCTGCACCTCATCTTGCATCCAGGTGGGCAGCAACTTCAGGGTCTCTTCGGCGTCCTCGGCGTCCATATCAAACTGGATCGGCTCGTTTTCAAGGGGTGGCACTTCCATACCCTTCATCGGTTTGGAGATACCGGCAATCTTGGCGTAGGTGCCGCCATTCTTGCCCTCCTGGTTGACCACGGTAAGTAAACAGGGGGCGTTGATTACATTCGCCAGATTGAACCCGGCCAGCTCTTCTTGGGTAAAGGGCTTACCGCGCCAGGCGTCCAGATCATGGCGCAGGGTGGACTTCTCATGGAGGGAGGCGGTGTAGGGCTTGCTAAGCCAGCGGGGCTTGTCCTCACCGTCTACCTGCACGCGCTCCGTGGGCAGCTCAAAAATAAGCCGCACCTTTTCTTGATCCTTGTTGTTGAAGTCGTTGTGCTGGATGCCCAGGTCGACTACGCCCACGCAGCGGGCCGGGTACGCTCCGGGCTCAATGGGGGCACTGCCGCCGCCCTTGGTCTCCTTAACTGTCAAACTCATGTTGCTTGTCCTCCTTATCAAATGTAATCGGGCACTCGTTCCCCATCCCGTCAAACGGGTACGGCAGAAATTCGCCGGTGAGGGCGCATTGGTGGCGCTTGAGGCCCTCCCGGTATTGGATGTAGGGGCACCACTGGCAAACCGTCAGCCCATTGGGGAAATGGACGGCCACGGTGGCTGTGCCGGTGGTGTAGTAGCGCACGCAGGTCTCGCGGCTCATACGTACCGCTCCACTTCCAGCCCCATCTCCAACGCCACCTGCTCCGGGCAGTCTCGTAGGGCCTTGTTGACCGCGGCCCGGAAGCAGTCCGGGCAGAGCCACCGTCCCTCCCACTGAAACCGTGCCTCGCCGTGGTAGACCTCCTGGCGGCACTTCTCGCAATAAGCAGATGCCGGAGTCGTCTGGCTGTCATACAATGGGATGTGCATTACAGCTCCTCCTTCTCCAGTCCGTTTCCCTGGATTTCGATATAAGAACGGTACATAGATCCGCTTTGCTTCTCCTTTCCTATGGAAACTACATAGCCCAGCTTAAGAAGAAGCGTACCAAGGTCAAGCCAGTCCTGATTGGACATATTTCCATTGCGCTTTTGATACAATTTCATTTGACTTTCCTTTCTAATCGTTATAAAATGTAAATAAACAAATGTTTCCCTTGCCGCCCTCCGGTCTCGCACACCGGGGAGCGGCGCTTTTTATTCGTAAATAACGGCCTCCGCCCGTGTAATAAAGTGATGAATGCCAGTGGAGCACTCGTTCCATCGGTTATCGTCGAAATCAGTCACCTCAACGGTTTCGCCTATGGCATAAACAAAGTTCGGATCATAATTGCTCTTTACCTGGCCGCCAGCAGGATTTCCGTTGATATCTGTGATACTCAATACCTTGGCCTTACTGGCGCGGCATTTTCGGCTAGTAGCGGAGGACCGGCGTGCATCTGCGGGGATTTCCAACTCCACAACAAGGCCACTTGCCTTTTTATAGCCGATATAAGAACCGGATTCCGGACATTGCAACGGATAGAACACCGTATAAATATCCCACATCATTTGATCTATAGATGCCCCGAACAGGTCGGCACGGCACAGGTCGGCATCGCTCAGGTTGGCACCGAGCAGGTCGGCATCGCGCAGGTTGGCACCGCGCAGGTTGGCATTGCTCAGGTTGGCACCGCGCAGGTTGGCATTGCGCAGGTTGGCACGGCACAGGTCGGCATTGCGCAGGTCGGCATCGCGCAGGTTGGCACCGCGCAGGTTGGCATTGCGCAGGTTGGCACGGCACAGGTCGGCATTGCGCAGGTCGGCATCGCGCAGGTTGGCACCGAGCAGGTCGGCATTGCGCAGGTCGACATCGCACAGGTCGGCACGGCTGCCGCCCTCTCCATTCAGCCAAAGGAGATGCTCGTCCAAAATCTTTTTTAAGTCCATTTTGCTCCCTCCTCAATGTGGGATTTCTATGACCGCCCACACATCGTCGATGCTCTCCGCGCCCTCCAGTCCGGTGATCTGGATGGTGAGCGGGCCGGTGGGCGTGGGGGACGGGGTGGTGGTTGCCGCCGGGGTCTCAATGGCTGGCTGCTCCGGTTCCTGGTTCCAGACAATTTCGATCAGTGCAACCAGCGCCAACAAAAAGAACAGGTATACGGTAGTCACGATCAGTTGCTTTTTCATAGGCTCGCTGCCACCAGAATAGCCAGCACCAGCGCCGCTCCGGCAACCACCGCCAGTTGTACCCGCTGGGCCACCGCCTGCGCCTGCTGTACCCGGCGGCGGTAGGCCCGGTAGCTGTACGCCTTTGCGCGCCTGTCGCGCTCATTTTGGGTCTCGCTCATACCATTCCCCTCCCCTGCACGATGGCCTTTGCCACCAAATCTGTCTCATAGCCCCGCTTGCGAGGCCCCATGCGGATTGCGGGTATATCATGCTCCGCCGCCCAGCGGTCGCCGCTGGATGCCCGCGGGCAGTAGCCTACCTCCCGCGCCACATCTGTGGAGGACATGATTCCACCGTGGCGTTCAAACATTAGCCGCCGTTTCTCAGCAATCGCACGGCTGATTGCGCTCTGTGCGTTCATTTGCGTTCTCCTCCTTCCCATGTAACCGCTCATGCTCGTCCCAAGTCATCCCATAATAGGCCCGGCATAGGTCGTCCATGACGCGGCGTGCATTGGTGAAGCGGTTCTCAATCTCCCGCTTCGTGCTGCTCTCGTTGAGCTGTCCATCTTTGGTCATAAAAAATCCTCCAATCTTGCCAGAGGCCGGAGGATGTGATATACTGTCTCCGATACCTCGTAGCGTGCTTACGTGGTGTCATGCCCTCGTCGGTGTGTCCGCACCGGCGGGGGCGCTTTTTGTTGTGCTCTTAAATTTATGAAACAAGGAAATGCATTGCTATCCAAAAAATCGTTATTGCGGAAAGCACAGAAACCGTTGTCGCATTTATTTCCTCATCAAAGAACCAACAAATAAATATGTACCCTGCTTCAAGCGCCGCAAAAGCTAAAGCTATCCATTGGAACATCCCCGGCCCCCAGTTTCGTAATCGAGGTATTTGTTTCCAAAGATATCTATCGTATAGTTCTTAGCAATTTCATCTTGATTCCGCTGGCTTTGTAGTGTAAGTACGAGGTCAGCAATTTCTTTCGAATCAGCTTCGATGATGATCTTCACCCCGCTCACCTCCTTTCGTGCCCCGTCAGGGGCGGGCTTCTTTTTCTCCATTGGTGCTATCTGGCTTCTGCCCGGCCAGCAACCGGAGCAGTTCATCAAAGGTCATTCCGTGAGCCACCCGATCCAGCTCGTCCACTTCGTGCTTGACGCGGGCCGCATCACGCTTTAGTTCTCTTACGGTCAAATCGGACATTCTTTTTTCCTCCTTCTTATTGCGGCTTGAAGGAGGATGTGGTACAATCTTCCTGCAAGCCTGATTGGTCGCTTCAATTAGGTTTGCCGCCTCGCTGGGTGCTTCCGACACCCGGCGGGGCATTTTTATTTAGTTGCTCACGTTCACCTCCCTATGGGTGAGCCTTAATATTGCATTTTTCTGCCAACTGCGGTATAATATTTCCGATGCCGGAAGGCACAGAAAGGAGTTGGTCGACTTGACCCAACTTTTGACTATGCCTGCTCCCTTACTGCAAGGTCGCATATAGTGGTTGCCAAAGCACGTAAACTGGCGTAAAATGTAGCAACTGATACGGCGGAGCACTCAGAGAAGAGGTAAAACCCATGGTGGTATGCCGGTAATCATACCCCACCGTATCAAGTACTCCTTGTGGCTTGTCAGCGATAAGGCATTGGCGGAACCAAAACCGCAAAAGTGGCTTGGTGCCTCAAGAAGCTTGTGGCGTCATTACAAGCGGTGAAAGCCTGCAAGGTACATAGGGTAAACAAATTTGGGCAGAGGCCGACGGGAATGACGCTCCCGTCGGTTTTTGTTATGCCCCCCGATCGTCGATTCGGCGGAAAAGATCATCTACCGTGTAATCGGGGAAAAATTTGTTCTTGATTTCAATGGCTTCTTGGATTGAAAAAGAACCCTTCCCAGCCATCTTGTTGCGAAGAACCCGGTCGCTAATTCCAGCCTCTTTTGCTAGGACACACTTTTTAATACCACGTTTGGCGATTTCTCCGGCCAAATTAGGATAAACCGCAGCCATAGTCTCACCTCCATTCCCGTCTGCGGAAATTCTGCCTTTATTATATTCCCGTATACGGAATCTGTCAAGCTATTTTTATAATTTCTGTTTCCGAACTCGGAAATCTTTTTCTTGCACTTTTCTAACAGTTGTGATATAGTCTTTTCAGGAGGTAAGGAAAATGTGGCTTGACGTTTTTAATGAAATGAGAAAGTCATCAGGGATGAGCCTTGATGAGTTAAGCGAAAAATCAGGAGTCCCAAAAGGAACACTTGCGAAAATAACATCAGGTATTACAAAAACCCCCTCACTTGAAACGATGAAAAGCCTTGTTTATGCAATGGGATATACCCTTGATGATCTTGACAAAAAAGAAAATCCCCCTACTCCATCCGAAGATGAAGAAGGGGAATTGACTGTTGATGAAGTTGTATCGGCCTTTGTTTCTGCTGGGATTGTTCCAGAGGGAAGGGATCTAACTGACGCAGATCTTCGATTCTTGCTCGCAATTATGGACGCTATTGACCGCTGGTTCGCAAATTAACACCAAAGTACGCAAAGAACGATAAGGGGATTTTCTCTCATTTAGTGCTTTAGTAAGTTTTTCGAAGTTCGGAAGCCTTTTTTCGTTCGGTGTCATCTTGCTCTCTCCTCCCATTTTGTGACTTTCTCACTTTGTAGTGCCTGCTTGTACTATACCGTATGCAAAGTTCGTATTATGTAAAATTTTGTCGACGCTGGGAATTTTCTTTTCCTTGCTTATCATTATAGAACATTTGTTCTATTCAAGCAATATGTGTTATCACCAAATTGTGGTAGCTTTTTTCTATACACTAATAGATTGCTCCCTTAGAAAAGAACAGATTATTGGACTATGCTTATGATATGCTACATCAACCGATCATTGCCACAGAATGGCAATCTAGTAGCAGAATTGTATTTTTAGTGATCCAGCCGCCGGGTGGGCGGTAAATATAAGGAGGATGTAAAATGAAAAAGCTAATTGGATTAGGAATCGCAAGTATCATGTGTGTATCTCTTGTAGCATGTGGAGGGGATACGTCTGCTGGAACCCCCGGAGCGGCTGCTGAACCCATGATTCCTGACCTCACTGGAGAGTGGAAGCAGGTAAATAGCAACTCTGAAGACTCTTGGCAGTCTGCAACTATTGACGAAAGCGCAATTACCGTGTATTGGGTTTCTGATAATGGTGATACCAAGTCTCTGTATTGGGCTGGAACATATACCGCACCAACAAATGAGGATGAGCCGTATTCTTGGGATTCTGAAAATGATACAGAGAAAACTTCTACTGCCCTTTTAGCGTCCGGGGACAATATCAAGACATTTACTTATGAGGATGGACAGATTAGCTATGAGATTTCTGCACTAGGGACTACGACAACAGTCAAACTAGAAAAGCAATAAAAATACCGTCCCAGGAATGCTACAAGAGCAGCGGTTATGACAACCGAGGAGGTTTTATACATGCTGGACGAAAAAGATTTGCAGGCAATCCAATCCATTATCGCGGACGCTGAACAGCGCATCACCAAAAACACCGTAATGATGATGGAAACCAAATTTGAAAAGCGGTTTAATTTGCTCGCAGAGGGCCAGAGCGCCATCCTGGAGAAACTGGAGCGCTTGGACGATATGGAGGTCATGGACACTCGGATCACCGCCCTGGAGGCTATGGTGAAGAAGCTGAATCGTGAAATGGAGAAACTGAAAAAGGCGCAATAAAAACACCGCCCCCGGTGCTGGAACACCAGGGACGGCTCACATAGGGGTGATAAGGTTTGGCCGCCATATCACCCCTCTATTTTACCAGAATGGGGGGTAAAGTAAATGGATTACATCAGAAAAACGGCTCGCTACAATGGGAAAAAGTATGAAGCTACCGGGAAAACGGAGCTGGAGGCACTGCAAAAGCTAGCGGACAAGCTGGCCGCCGCAAAGCGCGGTGAGGAAACCGTAGGCGGCTCCATGACTGTCAACGCCTGGTATAAGCAATGGCTGGAGCTCTACAAGGAGCCAAAAGGGCTCACAGCTAAATCGTTGAAAATGTACGATGAAAAGTACGATAACTATATCAAGCCCGCTATTGGTCACTTGAAATTGAAGGATGTTAAAGACGTGCACCTCCAGCGCATCCTTAACGGGCAGGCCGGGCGCTCTGCATCCCATGTAAAAAAACTGCGCATGGTGTTGCAGGAGATGTTCCGCAGGGCCAGGCAATCCCGTCTTATCCCATACGATCCCGCCGAGCTACTGGAGCTGCCCACCTATCACGAGGGGAAAAGACGCTCTATCACTGAGGACGAGCGCAAGGCCATTTTGGCTGTTGCTGAGCACCATCGGGCCGGATTATGGGTGCTCACATTACTATATACTGGTATGAGACCAGGAGAAACGGCAGCCCTTACTTGGTCAGATGTGGATTTCGAGCATAACGAGATACACGTCCACACAGCGAAAGAGAGCGGCTCCAGAGATGTAAAAGGCCCGAAAACAAGTTCAGGTATACGGGACATCCCCATCCATAGTGACCTCGGCTGGCGGCTTAAGGAGGCAAAAGGCGAACCGTTCGCCCTGGTTTTTCCGAACCAAAATGGGGTTATCCAAACTGAGAGCGCCATGCGCAGGGCATGGAAAAGCTTCCGCAAGGAGCTGGGGACGCTAGGCCCTGTATCAAAGGATTTGACCCCATACTGCCTGAGGCATACCTTTTGCACAGATCTACAACGTGCAGGTGTTCCGCTTAATGTAGCAAAGGAACTTATGGGGCATTCGGACATCCAAACAACGGCTAATATTTATACACATACAGATGCAACAGTGTTGCATAGCGGGATTGCGCTCTTAGATGGCACTGGTGGGAATAGTGGTGGAAGTCGAAAAACTGGCTAAACTATATACATTGCGGCTCTAAGGCGAGAGGATTAAAAAACAAACTGATTCGAGTTCTGTCGTCTCCACCAAAACGCCCGGTTGTAGGGCGAAAGAAGAAATCCATGGAATCCTTGATATCGCAAGGGTTTCATGGATTTTTATTTTTCTCTAACATATAATCATAAAAGCAAAAAACAGCATATTACGGAACATAAGGCGGTGGAAATGGTGGTGGAAATTTTCCGACCATTTAAATATCGTTGAACTGAATTTTAATGTATATAATCAAAGAGCCGCCTTTGAGGTCTTTTCGAGTTGGCAAAAAAGTCTAGGCCCCCTTCTTTTGGGGGCCTAGATTTATAGTGCCCGTATTTTGCGCATTACACCCTCGTACACGCGAGGATTGACGGTGTGCAACGTGTCCATCAGGTCATCCATGATGGCCCAGGCGTCGTGCTGGTCAACACCGGAGACAGCCCGCAGGAAATCACTGTCTCCATATTCCCCAACTACCGAGGAATCCTCGAGGGCTGCCGGAGCAGCGGAGTAGGATACCTCGTATGGTGCTGGATGCACCTCCCTGTCCATCCGATCCCGAATGGTATACAGGTTAGCAAGCTTAGCGTAGGCCGGGTAACTGCTCTCCCCATATTCCAGTCGGGCAATCTCAATATCTATCTCCTTGCGGTCAAGCAAAGGGGTCACCCCCTATCAATCCCGTTCCAGTTCAGTCATAAACCGGCGGATGGCTTCGCGCTCTCTCTCGCTGGATGTGTTCTCCATCATTTCGCGGGCCAGCTCCATCATGGCTTTTTTGGCATCATGGCGGCTATATCCGCCCATGCGCCCGTCACGGCTATAACCACCGCGCCCATCTCTGGAGTAATGGCCCCGGACGTAGTGCTTGCCACGGTTTGCATAACTGGAGCCACGGCCATAAGCACCACCCTCATAGTCTCCGGCCTCAGAGTACCCGCCGTCCTCCTCCAGTGCACAGATTTTGTCGATATTCTTGATGGTGTCAGTGAGCTTGTGGACGGTCTCCAGATCACCGGCAGACATTTCGGGCTTGCGGGCAATCTCGTCCAGTTCGTCCTGGAGCTTATCCTTCAGGTCATATAGTGCTTTCATAGTATCCTCTCCTTTCAGGCTACTCGCTCAACAATGAGGTTCGCGTTGCTGACCTCAATCGTTTCTGTGCTGATGTTGCGTACTGCCACCGTCACGCAGCAGCCGCGCGGAACTTCAACAAATACCGCAGCGAATACATTAAAGAAATCGCCTACTGCGGCGGGGGTCACCGTAGCGGTGGCGCTGCCCAGGGCCTCCCCTTCAACGGCGATCGCCAGGGAAATCGGGCCCACTGCCCCACCGGTGGGAATCGCAATGTTCCCGCCAAACACGACCTTGTAGCGGGCGCGGCACTGGTTTGTCTGCCCCCGGAGGGTGACAATCCCAGCGCCCTCCCGGTGGACAATGCAGTTAGAGCCACTGACAGGAGTCTCAGTAAAGGCCACATTCTGCCCGGCGGCCACCTGTTGAACAAATACGCCAGTAAATTCAGCCATAAAATCAGTCCTTTCTAAAGTGGTCGAAATCGACTAGGTTAAAATAAGCGGCGAGGCTATTGCCCCGCCGCATGGTTCAAAATCGGCACGGGGCCGAACATCCAAGGAATCCTCGGAAGTTGATGTATTGGATTTTAGCAGCCGCAGGTATTATAGCACCCGCAGCCGGCGTAGGGATTGGGGACCTGATAGGCCGGCACAGGCATGGGGTTGATGCGGCGGATCAGTTCAGCAGTCTGGGCCTCCTGGTTGGCGGTAAAGAAAGCGTTCTGCGCCGCCTGAGAAGCCTGGAACTTCAGGCTCTGGTTTTCGGCCGTCAGAGTAGCAATCTTATCCTGAGTAAGGAAGTCCAGGATTGCCCGGGAGTTGGCGTTGGCGTTGTCGATGATGTCCCGAGTGGTGTTCTGGATGGTGTTCTGCGTAGCGCAGGCGGTGGTGGCGAGGTCGTACCGCACCCCCTGAATCGCCTCCCGGGTGTCGCAGCAGCAGGAGGCCAACTGAGCGCCCAAGGCATTGAAGCCCGCCTGAGTCTGATAGCCCAGGTTACACACTGCGGTGTCCACACCGTGGAATCCGCTGGTCACGGCGTCCCGGATGGAGGTCTGGCCGTTCTGAAGGCCGTTCAGGGCAAAGCCCTCGTTGATATCGGCACGGGTAGCGTACCCCTGGAAGCCGGGGCCGTTCACGCCGTTCCCACCGCCGAAGCCGCCATAGCCGCCCCAACCGCCGAACAGGCCGAAGATGAGGAACAGGATGATCCAACTGGACCAGTCCCCGCCCCATCCAAAACCGCCGTTGCCGCCCTGATAGGCAGGCTGAACCGGCATCGTCATAACGGTGCCGCCGTCAGAAGAAAGACTCATGTAAATTCTCCTTTGTTTTTATTTTCAAAACCCGGCCGGGATTTTGATCACTTGCCGAACATTCCCCGCATCCCGTCAAACATGCCCGACATCTGCTGGGCCTGCTGTTGGACGTGGTTTAATTGTTCCTGCGAGATTTTTCCGCTTGAGACCATTTCATTGATGATAGCATTGGGGTCTTTGCCCTTCATCTGCTGCATAAACTGTTGGAACTGCTGCATCATGTTGGGGCGGCCACCGCCGCCCATGACTCCGAAAAAGGGATTCATTCTGCATCCTCCTTCGCGTTCTTCTTTGCAGTTGTTTTCGGGGCTGCCAGCGCGTCCACACGGGCCGCCAGAGCCTCCAGATCGGCCTTTGTGGCAAACTCCACGCCCTGGGGGGCTTGCGCTGTTCTGGCCCCGCTGGTGCGCTCTACGAGGTCATATACCTTGATGGACGGTTTCCCGCTGGCATCCGCCTGCTTGAGATAGATAGTGGGTGAGTTGCTGTCCCAAAGCGCCACGGCGCTGTTAGGGGCCACCAGATAGGCCATTGCCTCCGCCTCACCGCTCACCCATACCATGCTCTGGCCGCTGGCCTGCGCCTGCTGGGGCTGTGCCTGCGGCATCTGCTGGGGCATGGGCTGAAACTGTGCCCCACGGAGCTGTGCAAGCTGATCCGGCATGGGCGGCTGGTAATATTGCGGCTGCTGGTATCCATAGTAAGGGTAGCTCATGGGTTACGCCTCCTTGTGCCAGTAGTAGAGCGGTATTTCCCCGCCGCTGTCCCAGGTATCGATCCAATCTCCGTTTTGTACGCACACCACATGCCCGGACAGGGCCAGAATATAGGTGCCTTCTGGGTGCTCCGCGGCAAAGTCAGCCACCGTGTAGCAGTCCGGGCAGGAGTTGGGTATCATGTCCCGGTCAAAGCAACGGCTGCGCAGGTAGGCTCCCCACACATGGTTGGCCGACGGCATATCCCGCATCATGTAGCCCTGGATGGTGACGCCCACATAGGTCTCCTCCCAGCTCTGTGCGAGGGCCTTTGCAATCGCCCGAATGGTGCAGTCTCCCACGTTGCGTCCGTCTGGATTCTCATTGTGCTGTATGTATGCCATATTTTTCCTCCAGGCTGGCTACATAGTCCTCCAGCCCCTCGTCATCTCCCTGTGCCATGTACCACATCGCTGTTTCGGCGGCACAATCGCGGGACATGCCAGCGGCTACCATTCTCTCGATTAGAGTCATATCCAACACGTCCTTGTCCATAAAATAAGGAGTCCGTGAGGAGGGCGGCGACGTGTACCAACCCTGTATCCTCACGTCCTCCTTGCCTATATTGTCGCATAAAATAACCCCGGCTGGGTTCGGTTCCAGTCGGGGTTATGCACGATTTATGCTTGATTTGTGTAGAGCTGTCTAGCAACTTCGGACACTCGCTCAAATATGTGCTTCTCATGAGCAGCTACCGCTCCACGATACCACCCAAGTTCTGCTGCTACATCAATCTGTCCCCACTTGTCAATAATTCGTCTCCGGGCAATCAATTCATCATCGCGGTGGAGGGCAGATTCATAAATAGCGGTTTCCAGTTGAGAGCGCAAAAGTTTATTTAACGGTTCCGGCAGATTCACCTTTGCGCTCATTCAGTCACGTCCTTTCGCCCTCCGGCGGTTCTGTGGGCAGTTGCTTCAAGGCCTCTACCAGCTTCGTCGCCATGCCATTTCCGCCCAATGCCTTATATGCGTTATACATATCCAGCACGTTTTCTATACCATAGATCGGGATATGTCCTTGCTCAGTATAATGGTTGTACTCGGCAATGATTTCACGTCTTAGCAGAGCCTGTACCCCATTCATAAGGGCGTCGCTTTTTTGGTCGTCAATCTTGATGCGCTTTCTTTCGCGGGCGGCGACCGCCTCGATGATTGCCACCAGGACGACCGCCGCCCCGGAAATCAGTGGGCCTACCCACTCCATGGGCATCAGCCCTCCTTAGTCAACTGCTTATAAACCTGATTGATACCAGTGGCCGCAAGTCCGCTCACAATGCCGACAGCGGCGGCAGTAAGGTAATCGCTGGCCGGGAACTCGGGCATAATAAACATGCCGAGAATACCCAGCGCCGCGCCAAATACGCCGCAGATGATGGGAATCCACTTATTGTCCAGTCCAGTGGCCTTGACCACCTGGCCGACCAGAAAGCAGATCACAGTGATAACCGCCACTCCGGTGATACCCAAAGAAGAAATGTCCATGATATGTACCTCCATCAAATCAGATTCAGCCGATCCAACACGACGGCCAGCTCCTGCCGGGTCATATTATCGCGGGGCCGGGTGCCGTCCAGTACGCCATTGTCTCTGGCCTTTTCCCACGCCTCAGCGGCCCAAACGTCCGGGGTGTCCTCCGCGCTGTCCGCTCCCGTTTCGCCTTGCCACGCTACGCCCAGGAACTCACAGATGCCCTTTGCGGTGGCCTCGGCCAGTTTGTCCCGGTACTTGGTATCTTTGAGATACTCCACGTCGGTCTTATTGGTATGGAAGCCGTACTCAATCAGGCAAGCGGGGGCGTCGGTCTTGGCAAGCACAGTATACAGCTTGTGCTTGATAGGTTTACTCCGCAGGGACACCCCGGCGGCGTGGAAGGCGTTGACCAGCTTGGAGGCCAGCACATTGCGCTGGGCCGTCATGGGCCCGGCGCTGGTGTAGATCTCCAGCCCGGACGCGCTTGACCAGCCTCCCTCCCCGGCGGCGTTGGTGTGGATGCTCACAAAGCAATCCGGCTGCGCCTTATTGCTGATGTTGGCCCGCTCCGTCAGGCTGGGGTAGTTGTCCGCGGTCTTGGTGAGCACCACGCCCACCCCTTGGGCCTCCAGAAGCGGTTTGATACGCTGGGCCATGTCCCACGTAAACTCCCACTCTTTGTAGGTGCCGTCCGGGGATCCGTTGACGTTGCCCGGCCCGTGTCCGGGGTCGAGGCATACAGTGTGCTTGCTCATAGGCTTGTCCTCCTGTTCCGGCGGCTCCTGGCCGTCCTGTTTTGTCCAGATACACAGATAACCCTTGACCCGCTTGCCGTTGCTGATGCGCTGGCCGTCCCCAAAGTCGCAGTTTGAGGAGCTGCCCGCGTCCAGTCCCAGGGCCCGCAGGTTGGCCGCCTGGTCGTACCGGCAGCCGATGCTCACCAGCTCGTCTCGCAGCCCTTCCGGTGTCTTGGCGTCTGCCGTGCCGTCGCCGGAGCAGTACAGGATCACCCGCGCCCCGGCCAGCAGGACGGCGGAGCGCCCCCGTGTGCCCCCGTACTCCGGGGAGTAGCTGAGTGCCTTACCTGGCCCCCTGGTGGGCGTCAGCAGCTCCACGCCGCTGATATAGGACGCTCTGCCTCGGTCCGGGATCAGATCCATGCGGATGTCCTCGCCCGCGTCCCAGGTAAGGCCCTGGCAGTTCCATCCGGCGTCCGCCTTGACCGTGCCATCAATCTTGAGGTTGCCAACGGGCCTCCCGGTGATTGTGTCATAAAACCAGGCGTTGAGGATATACTGGCACCCGCAGGCGGCCTTGACCTGCTCCATAGACCGCCCACCGGCCTCCACCAGGGCGGCGCGGGTGATGTCCGCCCTGGTGATGACCGCTATGTACTTACTCATGGTTTTCGAGCTTCTCACCGTTGATGGGGCCGGGGTCGGCGGCGTTCTCCATTAGCTCAACCATGCCCTGATAGTCCTTTGCGTTCCACAGGGCGGCCAGGGCCTTGACGTTACCCTGGCGCTTCCTGACCCAGACGTTAAACGAGTCATTTTCCGCAGCCAGATCTGCATCAGCGCCCAGGGCATCCCAGTCAGGCCGGAAAGCTACAGGCAGATTTTCCGCGCCGATGTCCACCGCCTTACTGTGTCGAATGTTGTTCTGCACCATGCTGCCGCCTACGCCCAGATCTACATCGTTAGCGTTGGCGATCGCGTAGCAGGCGGGGGTGAGCTCGTTCCAGTTGATGTTTTTCATAATAAGCTTCCTTTCCTTTATCCGGCGGTTTCGCCGTTGATTACTGTCTCACTTCCGGGGCAAGCAGCCCGGCCAGCTCTTGGTACTCCTCCGGGGTGAGCCGGTCGGAAGCCAGGTAGACATCCATCTTGTCCTGGAGGCCGTCGGTGCGGCCCCGGTCAATGAGCATCTTGCAGAGATTGTATACGGTTGTCATAGTGTCTCCTTTCTTAGATGGTGGCGGTGGTGGTCAGCTCCAGCATACACAGCCGCGCCTCGTGCTCGGCCAGCATGTCCAGAGTGATGTCCTCTGCCGAGGGCGATTCAGGCCCCGGCTGTCTTGTGTCCGGGGCGGCCTGGCCTGTTTCGGGGTTGTAGCGCCACCCCTGCTCTACATCGTCCTGTACCTCTACACAGCGCCGTGCAAATGCCTCGCTATACCACTTCTCCGGCGGGAGTGCATATTCCGGGATGATTTCTCGGATAGTGTTATCCTCGTTCAGATAGACCGTTTTCATTAAAAATCACCCCCTACCGTAAATCGCCACATATCCATCGCCGCCTTTGCCTCCGATTCCGGATTTTTGGGTGGTGCTGCCATCATGAAAGCCGCCGCCAGCACCGCCGCCGCCGCCACCACCTTTACTACCAGCGCTGCCATTTGTAGCATCTGCACCAGTGATAGCCCCTGATCCTCCAGAACCTCCACCGCTAGCTCCCCCCGCTCCTCCTGTCGGTCTAGGGCCACTATATTGTCCACCTCCGCCACCGCCCCCACCGCCGCTGAAAAATGTAAGTCCCAAAATATCAATAATAGGGCCATTACTGCCTCTTCTATCAGATCGGTCGTATCCATTTGCCCCATTGCCGCCGGCCAAAATGGAATAGACGCCTACCGCATTGGGTGCTTTATCGAAACCGCCAGTAGCACCTTGACCCCCTTTCCCACCAGGTACTGTAACCCCGAAAGCACTGCTGCTTGATCCGGTTCCTCCATTACCAGTAGCTCCCCTCTCGGATTGCGCAGGCGCACCGACCCCTCCTGCTCCAACAACAATATTTCTGTTTTTGATTTTAGTGCTGTCCAGAACGTGAAAGCATGCCACAAATCCACCAGCACCGCCACCGCCGCCACTATTGTTAGAACTGACACCACTTTGGCAGACCGACCCACCACCACCGCCGCCACCAACCACAATCACAAAAATATCTGTATATTTGCGGTCGAACGTATGGGTAAAGCTCCCCGGCGATGTGTATTCCTTTACCAGGCTATATCCGATTGAGCCAAGTATCTGACCGAGCGCCTGGTCAACTGTATGGTTCCCGGCTGAACCCCATATCTTGGTTTCTGTGGTGTCGCTTAACAGGGTTCCTTTGTTCAGGGGTGTCCCCTGCCGCGACCACCCTGCCTCATTGATCCCGTTCAGGTCAATGGGAAATGTCCCGGCGATCAGCGCCGTGATAAAATCCTCATAGGTAGGATACAGGGAAAGCGCTGCCGCCACCGTTTTCAAATACCGGCTGCTTCCGTTTCCAGCAATAATTCCATCTTGCATTGTTACACCTCACCACAAAATATTTCGCCGCTCACAAATGGCGACCGCTTCAAACGAGCGCGGATCCGGTCCGTCAGCACCAAAACCCGCTCAATGTGATTGGCCCCTTCATGGGTCAGAAGCTCCATCGAGACCGGGATTGCTGGGGCGTTGGCAAGGGGGAACGTACCCCTGATCGCCCCCACGTTGGACAGGTAGTCCGCCATCTGTGCCTGTAGCGGAATGTCATCCATAGCCCAGGCAATATCCTGGTTGGCATATCCGGTGATGTATCCAGCCTCCGAAAGCCACCGGTCCAGATAGGCCATGGCTGTATTGACCCGGTTGAGATCAGAGGCGTTGTATGTCCCACGGTCGTTCAGGGCGTCCACATCGGCCTGTGTCCGGTCGGTAACCATGCGGATGATGTAATAGCTGGCCGTGGTAGTCAGCCCCGCCCCGTCCTTGGCAACGACCGTGACGTTGTTCTCCCCAACCTCAAGATTCAGGAGGAAGGAAAATCGTCCATCCGGCCCAACGGTCGGGTGTCCCGCCACCGCCCCGTTGTCCATCACGGTCATGGTCACCGGAGGAGCGGTGGCATCGTTGGTTTGCCCCGTGATGGTAACCGTATAGGGATCCACCACTACCTCCTCGAAGGACAGCAACGCGGACAGCGCTGGCGGTACGGTATCTACAATGTAGTTTGCCTCCATCGTAGCTGTGTTCCCATCGTTGTCGCTGATGCCCGCCTGGACGGTGTGCGGCCCTTCCGCCAGAGCAGCCCCTGGCGTATAAGTGATGGTATACGTCCCGCCTGCGCCCGCCGTGACGGACACCTGCTCCGCCGGAACTGCCTTCCCGTCCAGCTTCACTATGGCGCTGTCCGGGTCGATACCGGAGCCGCCATCGTTGTCCTGGGCGGTCCACGTCACCGCAGGCGTGTTAGTGGTCACATAGCCCGCCTCCGGGGATACCAGGGTCAGGATGGGCGGGATGGTCTCCCGCACCACCAACCGAAGGCCCGGCAGATTGTCCCCGTCTGTAGTCACCACCACGCCGCTGTCGTTGATAGCCTCTACCGTTACGTCGTAATACCCATCCGGCTGACCGCCGGAGAATGTATCCGGCGTGATAGCCGTCTGATAGGCTCTGGCGTCTTCGTTGTAGGTCAGCATGTACCACTGACCATTGAACTGCGCCCGCACCTGGGTAATCGCCACGCACTACACCTCCCCCGCCTGGAGTTCGCCGCTGTACCAGAGATCCTCCCGCTCTCCGCCCTGGGCGTCGATGACGACGACAGAAAGGACGGTGGGCAGCCCGACTGATACGGGGTTGGGTGCAAAACTGGCCGAAATAACCAGCGGCGTCCATGTTTCGGACATACTCACCCCTCCTTGTCCCAATAGATAACGGCACAGCCCTGCGCCCCTGCCACTCCGGGTTTCCCCGGCTCTGGCTCGGCATACACCTTAAACGTAGTAGCGCCGCCGCCCTCCCACGTGTAATGCTTATACACGCCATAGCCTGGAGCTCCACCCTTTCCTCCGGCTCCGCCATCTCCGCTGCCTGGCTTAGGTGACGCTACGCCGGTGCGGGCGTATGATTCGCCGCTGGCTACATCAGAGTAACCCTGTGGGTATGTATTACCGTTTGCGCTAGAGTAAGGGCCAAAAATGGTATTAAAACCATCAAAAGACACCTCAAATGACTGTTGTGGATTGATGTCGATGGTAGCTGTCCACACCTTTCCACCCACGCCGTCCGAACCATCTGCGCCGTATTCACCACGCTCACTATCTCCATATCCGTCTTCCGATTCCTGCCTGCCCATGGTGCCAGGCTCTCCATGGCCTCCGCCCTCCCCCTTGCCTACCAGGATAATCCGTAGCTGTGTGGCCCCGGCTGGTGCTGTCCACACGCCGCTGGAGGTGATCACCTCCATGCCATCATAAAGGAAGATTCCATCAGCCTGGAGCAGCACACTGGAGCAATTGCGGAGGACTCCATCCTGGAGAGATAAGTCCTGCTGTATTCTGCGGCCCGTGGTTGCGGTGCTCTCATTCAACCAGACCGTATCCACATCCCCAATTTCAGAGGCCGGGTCTCCACGGCCTACAATCTCTAGTTTGTTCCCACCGTAGGTGGACAGGATTGCCCGCGCAGCAGTCAGCGCCTGGGATTGCGTCTTAATAAACGGATTTTGGATGGATTTTGTCTCGTTGGAGGCAGTGGAGTTCCCGGATACCACATACTGGGTGTCGTCCCCATCGTTCAGCGTAAAAAACAAGGCGGCAATATCGGCGTTGGCTTTCATGGTCGGATAATCAATTAAGTTGTCCAGGGTGATTTTACTCCCCTGGTTCCACATGGGTTCGGCGGTCAGGTATCCGGTCTCTGCGTCCGCCCTGGGCCACGTACCCGTCGCCATGCAGACATATCTCAATATATCCCCGCATGTCATACCAACCACATCGTCAGCCACGCGGACGCTTGCCTCCGCGCTTGCGTAGTTTGGGTCTACCGCGTACATGCCCGCGAAATTTTCTCCCATCTGGGCCACTAGGGCGGAAATCCAGCCAGACAGGGTGGTAGGCAGGATGGACGGCGGGATAAACTCACGATCAGCCAAAAGGCCAACAATATCGACCAGATCCCACTGCATGGTCAGGCCGTTGTCTCCGGTTTTCCAGCCGCCGGAGTACTGATAAAACACGCCGGCTGGCTTGTACTCTACCGTGTCGTCCGAAAGCCGTACTCCTATAGAGACCGGGATGCCCTGGCGCTCTTCGATGGATTGGAATACGCCATTTTTGCTTCGCGGCTCAAAGCGGCGGCTCAAGTTGTCCATTTTGATGGTACATGTGCCATACGGTAGTGTCATACAGGATACGTCCCCCTGGTGCTTAAGAGAAAACACGGCAATCTCATTTCCTGTCCACTTCTCATACAGGCCCGGAATAATTTCAGGTATCCGTATACGGCGGTTTTCTTTCGACCATTTGGTCACCGTCACCCGAATAGCGTCCGGGTTGTTAACGGTGAATCCGTCCAATGCAATGCTGGACGCAGTATTGCCGGTCACTGTCTTGGTGTAGTAGGCCGTTCTGCCCTGCATGACCTCCACAGTAAAGTCGGCGGGCACTCCGTCCCAATCCGCTGATGGGAAGTAGATGGAGCACGCCTGAAGGATGGAGACATTGGAAAAATGCTCCTCTACCCACACCGCTGGGGAAAACACCCCATCCGCGCCGGACAGGGTATCCCCCAGGAAGCCGATATGATCGGCCCCATGGAGTGGAAACAGCTTGAACTGCCCGTTGAGTGCCCAGCGGTTAGCCTCAAGCGTAGCGTATGGAACAATCTCCATCTCCTTGTCGTGAATTTGCTCCGACTTGCATACGTTAGCCATGCCGGAGCTGGATACTGTGCCATAGGTAATATCCGGGTCAATAATATCTATGACTGCTTGTAAATAGATCCGTCTGGTGTCGCCCACAATCGCTGCCTGATACGCTGTGGTCGAACTAATCACTGGGTTTCACCTCCCTTAGTTCTACCGAGAAATCACCCCACATTGGGACGGGAACAAGGGTTTCTATGGGCTCTCCATCTTCGTCAACAATTTCACCCATAACTTGACGGCTCCACATAAATTTTGGATAGGTCAGCTCTGTTACCATGAATTTTGATGTGATCATCTGTTCAGAGTGCGGGGGAAGGAACAAACATGTAATGGCCTGTCCTCTCCCTTTTTCGCATGCGGAAAGCACGGAGTTCCTCATTTGATCCGTGAAATATCCATATTGGTAGCGCAAAACCCATACATTCCCGCGCAGTTCTCTTACAATCCTGCCGGTGACCATCTCCACATCTACGGAAAGCGGTTTTAACTCTGCGATATAGCCGCCCTTTTGGCTTTCCGGCAAGGTAACTGGTGTGCCTGTGGTATCCAATACAAGTTGATTCACGTGTTTTCACCGCCTTACGTTGGGTGGAGAATTGGCGTACCGTTTGCCTTTGCGTAGTTAGACAGGGGGCCAAGCAGATAGGAGGCGAATTTGGTGCCGTCAGGCATCATTAGATTAACTGTAATACTCCCTCCAGACATCCCTGCTCCCTGCACAGATGCTGAAACTCCGTTGACCATACCAGCGGACGCCACACCCAACCCGGACGACGCAAAGTCCACGCTTGCGGTGCCGAAGTCCATACCATCCTCGATATCCCGGCGGATACGGTCATATTCATTGTCCCAGCCCTGTCCAAGACCAAGAGCCATGTTTTTGCCCATGTCGGCAAACACCGTAGAGGGAGAGTGGATTCCAAGGAAGTCCTTCACACCGTCCACAATGCCGGAAAAGAACCCTGTAACCTTGTCGTAAATCCATCCAGCCATTTCCTGGATTCCCTTCCAGATCCCCTCCACAATGCTCTTGCCCACGTCAACAATGCCGCCAATCAGCGCCCCGATGCCCTCCACAATGGCGCTGATGATCTGGGGAAGAGCGGCCACCAGCGCGGGAATATTGGAAAGGATGCCTTCAATAAATTTCTGGAGCAGCGAAACGCCGGACTGGATGATTTTGGGTAGCGCCCTGGCAATGCCCGTCGTTATTGCGCTGATGATTTGCGGGATGGATGCGACAAGATCCGGAATTGCGCCGATGATGCCGGAAACTAGGTTTAAAAGGATGTTGATTCCTGATTCAATAATCGTCGGGAGGTTGTCCGTGATGAACTGGACAAAGGCGGTGATGATTTCCGGTAGGGCCGCAGTCATTTCCGGTATGGCCCCGAGGATGCCGTTCACGAGATTGTTCAGCAGTTCCGCACCCTTGTCAAGAACCGTTGGGAGCTGCTCTGTGATGTAATTCAGAAATTGTGTGATGATTTCAGGAATACGGGACACCATATCGGGCAAACCAGTTTCAATCCCGCTGGTAAATTGGTCGAGAAGCTGCACACCCATATCCAGCACTTGCGGAAGCAGTTCGGTTAATGCCGCCCCAATTTCGGCTACAATTTGTGGAACCGCTGCAACCAGTGTCGGGATACTCTGCACTATGCCGCTGGCAAGGGAGGACAAAATCTGAACGCCCATGTTTAGAAACTCAGGCAACTTCGACACCGCTACATTAACCAGTCCCTGCACCGCCGTCGAAAACTGCTGATCTGCCCCAGCCGTTCCGCTCAACATGCCGGAGAACGCTGTTGCCACATTTGAGATTGCCGGAAGGAACTCTGAAAGCAGCCGGTTTTTTACGTTGGAAACGGTCTGCCCAAGAGTGGCTAGGGTTGCGTCAAGCTGTGCCTGGTTATTTCGGCTCTCTACCAGCGCCTCATTATTGCGGTAAAAGGCTTCGCTGGCTTCATCATAGGTTCCTGACAGGGTATCCATGATGAGCTGATTCCGCTCACTCTCAGAGGAGCAGGCGGAAAGCCTGGCATTAAAATCGTCCTCGCTGATGCCCGCCCAGTTGAGGGCGTCGGCAAGCACGCCGGTAACTTGCCCCACTTTTGCCGTCTCATTACTGGCCTCAATCAGTCCCTCGATGGGGAGACTGTCGCCAAATGTACCGGCAACACCAGCAGCGATATCCGTCCAAGTAGACACATCCTCTGCGCTGTCTGCCAGCTTCGCCAGGAGTTGGCTTGCTTCGGTGGCGGTATCCGTATCCCCCAGGATGCCGTAAAAGGCGTTATAGGCTTGCTGTGCGGTTTCCGCACCATACCCAGCCGCTTCAAAGGCGGTGTTGAGCTTGCCCATTGCAACTCGATATTCCTCTGTCGAGGATTCCAGGGCCAAAAGCCCCACCACAGCGCCAGAGGCCGCAGTTCCAATGGCCGCTATACCCTTCGCAGCCACTTTGCCAGCCGACGCAAGGCCGCTCTTTAGCTTAGACGCGAGGCTACCCCCACTCTTAGATACATCCTTAACACCGCTGTCGTACTCGCTGGTATCCAGGCTGATTTTCGCAAATAAATCAAAAAGATTAATGGGTGCCACCTCCTTTCGCGGCACCGCTTAGCCCTTCCCCATCAACGCTTAGACAGAGGCGATTTTTTGTTTCATATGCGCAACAATTTCTTCCGGCGTTCTGATTTCCTCCGGCTTCGGGTTCTCAACATCCAGGTATCTGACCTTCATATAAGAACCGCCAGCGTATTTCGCCGTGTTTTCCCCGATGATTTTCAAGGCGTCTGTTACATAAACCCGGTACGCTTGTTCTTTTTCCGCCTGATTGATGAGGGCAGGGAGTGCCGCCAGGATGGTCCGCACCCCCATGCCCCGCACGGCTAGCAGGCAGAGGATTACTCGCTCTTTTCCTCCCGCCCAAACGATTTGAAAAAATCCAGCAACTCCTTGTCTCGGAACAGCTCACCAACCTGCTTGATGGTCTCCATGACCTTCTGTTTTCCAATCTGCTCCGCTGTAGTTTCGTTCAGCGCCGCCAATACACCGAACACGTCCGCCCGGTGGTCTTTCAGCAGAATTGGGACAAGCTGAGCGTATTTATGGGCCGAGAAGGTGTAAAGCTCCGCAACGCTTTTCCCCTTGCTGTCAAACTTGATTGCAAGCTCATCCAGGAGGGCCTTGTCTCCGGTGATATTGGCAATATAGGGCGTAACCTCGCACAGCACGTCCGCTGCCCGCTCGGTGCTCAGTTCAGACAGTTTCATCAGATACTTTCCTCCCCGGCAGGCGCGGCGCTGTAAAACTCCATGGGCATAGTGTCCTGCGCGTCAATGGACACATGGCCGGTCAGCTCCACAGAGACCTGCCCCTTGCCGTTCTTCGTGGTCTGGAGCGTAAAGCCGCCGGTAGACAGTGCATTTTTCAGGCACACGGCAACCATGCCGCCGTCCGCTCGGTCTCCTACCCACCAGAGGTCGGAAAAGTCCGTCTGCTTCAGGTCACGCCGGGGCACGATCTTATTTCCAGTCACGTCAGCCGCGCCCAGGGCCAGCTTGATACTAGCCGTGGATGTACCCAGGGAGGTGAACGACACTTTGCACTCCCAACCGTCCAGATGCTTCAATTCTTTGGTGTTGACCGGGCAATTGTCCACATCCTCCCCCAAGTCGGAGTAAGTAGGAACACAGGAAATATTGATGCCGCCGGTGGTCGGGCATACAATATCTTCATCTGCCGGAGCCGTCGGTGTCGCTGGGGTGAACTTCTTCAAAATCACGCCCGCGTCAAGCTGCATTTCCTCGAATGTGCTTTGCGGGATTACAGTAAATTTGCCCATGTGGGCCTCCTTTCTAGCTGAATGTCAGGTATTCAGCGGTGATGTTGATATAACGGCGCTTAATAGCCGGGTCGTCCTGGTACACAAGGCTCTGACACCACGGCGAGCCGCGTTTCAGCCAGATGTATCCCTCGTCGCAGGGGAGATATACGCCGCCGTAGCCAATGCGTTGGGATAATTCCTGCGCCTTTTCATCGGGAATTGCCTCGCTCTCTGTGCGAAACCACAGATTAACTGTCAATCCGATTTCCCCAGCGTCAAAGGCCCCATCTGTGTATTCGTAGGTGCCATAGGGCATGACCACATCTTTCGGCACAGAGGATGCCCGATAGAAGGGCATGAACTCATTGAACCAAGCAAACAGGGCTTTGTTTTTTGTCATACTGCCCCCGCCTCCTGCCATGCCTTATAGATTTTCGGACCCTGTACTGCTATCCAATCCACCATTTCCTCATTAGTGGCCCACGGCCCATCAACAGAAAATGTGTTGCTTCCAAGCCCACTTTCATCAAAGAACGCATGGACTATTTCATGGCGGAGCGTTTTTTTCTCAGAGGCGGAAATGGTTTCTTTTGTCTCATGCTCCCATCCTTTGTACGTGGACATATCGCAAACCACAATTTTCTTTGTTAGCCAATCACAATACCCATCAATGCTGCGCCGCTCAAATGCTTCATCTTCGGCGTACTTCTTGATTTCGATGGTGTATTCTGTTCCGAGAACATTCACTATCATGTGGTTAGCGTCCACCTCTCCGCAGTGAAGTATTTTAGCGGCAGCGTGGAGGAACGAGGGGCCTGCTTATCCTCTGGGTTGGAGGTCACGCGGTACGTCTCCCCGGTGGTCTTGTCCTTGAATACGTCGTTGTACTCAATGGGTACAGCCTTGTCCACCAGGGCGGAATACAGGCTCGTCACGCCCTCCTTTTCCGCCCGTCTGGCCTCCATGGAGCTGTTTAGGTCTTGATAGTTGGTGAACTCTGCCCCCTCCGTCCACTCCACGATGTAGCCGCCCGCGCCGTCGGAAACACGCTTCTTTTCCATCAGTACGCAAGCCCGCGCAAAATCGTCTAATAGGCTCATATAATGCCCCCTATCCGCCGCCATGTGTTCAGGCGGCTCTTAAACACATCCTGCCACCCCACGGCCACGCCGCTTGCATTGGTGGCCTTGCTGTATGAGTAGCCACCAAAACTCTCGCTGGTATACGGCCCCGGAGTCCCGTTTTTCTCATTCCAGACGGTGATTTCATCCGCTAGGGAAATTACCGATTTGGGCACTGACAGCGCCCAAACAGCGCCGTCAAAGGTTTCGTCGGTCATGTCCTGTTCTGGGTATTGGTGGAGGCCGTCATTAAAGACAGACCCCATCACCCTGAAATACTGCCCTGTTTGCAGGAAGGGCAGCGTAATGCTGCCGTCCTGCACTGTGAACTCCCCGGAGTGAATGCCGTCAGGCACCAAAAACCAGTTGTTCAGGTGTCGCAAAACTTGTTCCAGCATCACGCCGCCCTCCTTTTATGCTTCTGTGGTTGTCACGGTAATCTGAATGGTACTGTCGTCGCTGAGCGTACAGGTGCCGCCGGTCACTGCGCCGCCCGTTGTGGTCAGTGCAATGGCCTTAACAGATTTTCCGTCGGCACCAGCAGCGCCCGCCGCTCCGGTGTCTCCCTTGTCGCCCTTTGCGCCGGCGGTGCCAGTATCGCCTTTCGGACCCCGAGGTCCCGTTTCACCGGGGTCTCCTTTTTCTCCCTGGGGCCCCTGCGCTCCGGTTTCCCCTTTGGGGCCCTGCGGTCCGACCTGCTCATTCTGCACGCCAGATTCCAACTTGTTGAGCTTTTCGGCGGTAATCAGATCGCCGTCGCTCCATGTAGTGGGTGTGTACGCCATTATTTCACCTGCTTTCTGCCTACTCTTGCCTTACCGGCTACCCCCGACCCGACGAGGCCGGTTTCGGACGGGGGCGTTATTCCCCCGCTGAAACGGTGATTTTGGCAATACCGTCCAGATACTCGGCCCACAGCTTCATGCCCATAATGGCGTAGGTCTCGCCCACGGCGGTGGAGTAGTTGCCCTGGGCGTGGAAGCCAATCAGGTTGGTCTCGCCCTGTACCGTATAATTCAGACCAAGCCGGGCAAACTCGCTGTCGCCAGGGTCGGCATAATACAGGTCGATATTCTCCACAGGGGTGGCGATCACAGTGTTCCGCGCAATGGCTGCATTGCCGGAAACAGTAGCAGGAAGCAGGAACAGAGTGGAATACCCCATAAAGTCCTTGACATAGTTGATGCCGAACTGGGTCTGGACAGTAATGTCCGCCGTGCCCAGGTAGTCATAGGCGTCCAGGATGTTGGCAAATCCAACAACAGATGTGACATCCTTCGCCATAACCGCAAACTTGTTCAGAACCTCGCCCTGGGCCTTTGCAAGGGCGGCCTGCCAGGTGGTTGCGGTGCCGGTGAGAGAACCGGTGTTCAGGAAGGTGTAGAAGTCCCCCAACACCACGTTCTGGAGCTTAGTGAGAAAAGCGTCGTCGCTCTTTTCCACGGCGATCTCCGCGCCATACTTGTCCACGTCCTCGATGGGAACGGCCTTGGCATACTTCTTGATGGTCAGGTCTGCCTTGGTGGCCTGTGTGATGGTCGCCTTGCTGTACGGGATGACCTCGCCAGCGCCCACGTCGCCGTCCTCCAGGGTTACGTCAGCGGTATAAGAGATCAGCTGCGTGCCGGGGGTCTTGCGGATAGGACGCATGATGCCCAGGATGGTGCGCAGCGCTTCCCAGTTATCATTGAATCGGGTGACAAAATCCACCTCGCGGGCCGTCACGCTGGTATAAGTGTTGGGCAGAGAGTCCCTCGGATTGGTAAGGCTTTCAACTTTCGTAGCAGCCATTTAATTCAGTCCTTTCATGTAATTTGGTTTTCCATAAGCGCCTTCTGGCGCTCCGCGGCAGACATGACATACCGGCCATGGTCATCCTTTTTGTAGATGTCAGCCTTCGTCATGCCGTTCCCGCCGGTGCTGGCCGGAGGTGTGGCAGTTTGTGCGCCCTGGATGGAGGTGGTGCCGATAAAATCCGCCCACTCGCTCTTTATACTCTCCGTGAGCTTATCTGCGTCCTTGATTGTGCCCTTTTCGTCCAGCTCCACACTGTCCACATCGGACACCCGGAGCACGGCGTCAAGCCGCTTCTCGCTCACTCCAGCCTGTTTCAGAAGCTCCCGGTACGCCTTTTCCTTGGCGCTGCGGGCCTCCTTCTTGGTCTGTTCGCTCTTGTAGCCCTCAAATTCTTCTTTCAGGGCCTCGTACTTGACCTTATAGCTGTCCTTCTTTCCAGCCTCAAGGTCGGCCTGCGCCTTCTCCAACTGCTTCTGGATACCGGGCAGGGTTTCCGCATCGGCCTTATATTTCGCCACGTCGGCTTTCAGGCCGTCCACGGTTTCGGTGTGCATGGTGATAATTTCGTCGATCTTCTCGTCCTCAATGCCCATGGCTTTGAGGGCGCGTCTAGTTAGTGCCATAATCAGTCTTCCTTTCCTTTGGCCCCAGTGCTTCGGGGGGGCGACTGTGATATAAAAACCGCTGTCCTTTGCGGTGTTTACTAAAAGAAAAAGCGCGGGCAACCAACTACGATTTGTAGTCAGTCACCCACGCTCGGGCCTTCCGCCTCAACGCTTAGAGGCGGGAGCAATATTCTGTTTCAGCTCTTCCCGCTTGACATGTATAATTTTAACACCATCTTTCACGGGAATCAACTCTATTCTGTCCCCTTTTGCGAGAACGGCCTCAATGGCTTTGATTTGCCTTTCATCCATTTTTTATCTCATCCTCTATGATGTTCCTGTAAGTTTGCGCATGGTCGGCCACCGCTGGTTTGAGAAAAGGCTGTGCTGGATTCCCCGCCGTCCAGTGCCAGTTGCCTTCGTCGTCCTGGTAGGTCCATGGCGTGGGCCGTCCTCCTTCTGTATATCTGCCTGTGCCCAGTTCCACATAGGGCGCATACTCCACATTGGTTCCGATGTAAACGGTGCTTTCACCATCGTCCACTTGATGGGTGATGCTGTTACGGAGGTTGCCAGTGTCAACAGGAGTCAGGTCTTTGGCATACCCTTCCGCCTGTTCACCGCACCGCTCTAGTGCCCGTACAACGGCGTCATGCATGGCCTCCAGCACTTCGGCGCTGTAATCATTGAACACCACACCGCCCAAATCAGCCACGGCTTTTCACCCACCTTTCCCACTGCTCGTATGTCATTTCCTCCACCACCACGTTTCGGCCCGTCTTAGGGTCACGCACACGCATCTTGCGTGGCTCTGCTTCGATACCGGGCGCTTCTACCGTCCGCAGAGTGCAACGGCAGTTATAGACGTTTGCAGGCTTGGCTCTTGGGTCTCCGGGATAGCGTATCTTCCCTAGTTCAGAGGTAAACGGTTCGTCCCATTCCACAGTCTGGCCGTCCAATTTTTGATGGGCATGCCGCGTGCGCCCGTCTTTGGTGGCTACCCACCGTTTTCTAACCTTAATGCCCATATCAGAGGCAGCCTTGTAACTGTCCATCCTCCCACCGTTCTGCGCCCCAGTAACCGCCGTCCTGGCCGCTCTCACGGCGCTGGCCCGGTTCATCTCCGTCACCCTGGCCTGCAAGTCCTTCGCTATCTTCCCCACGCTCTTGCCCTGCAAAAGCCCGCTGGTTACGCTCTTGGTGATTTGCTTCTTACCCCACTTCAGGTCAATGACCCGCTTGAGGGCCTTTTTCTTTGGGTAGTAAGGCATCAGGTCAGGTTCTTCCACAATGAGCCGCCGCACGGTGGATTCATCCCACAGGGTAAATCCCACATTCCCAGCCACTCTCTCAATGGTGTAAGCGGCATAGTTGCGGTTAAGGGAATAGATTCCAGGTGTAGCGTCGTTGACATAGGCGATTGCCACCTCGTTGGCCTTGGTCATTCGCTGCGCTATCTTCTCCCGCAGGTCTTGATACCGTTCTCCCCGCCCGATCTGGTTGAGCCGCCATTGCTTATAGTCCTGCTCTGTCCAAACCTTGCCGTTGACCTCTGTGCCGATCAGGGCTCTCATCTTCTCGTCCCGCTCCCGGAACCGCTCAAAGTAGGCTTTTACAGTCTCGTCCAAATCATTCCGGGCTTCTCGATATGCTCTGGCAATGCGCTTCTCCAGTGCGGACAGTTTTTTATCAGTCAGTTGGTGGGCTTCGTCAGGCTTCTGCATCCTCCGTCACCTCGCCCTCTGTTCCCTTCTGCGGTGGGAAGTCCGGCTCCTCCTCCACCCGCTCTGCTTCTTCCGCCGCTTTGCGCTCCATGAGGGTGTCGTACTGGTCGGCGTCGCCCAAGATGGTCAATAGCTTTTTGGTGATGTACTCATCGTCGTAGTAATCCGCACCCATGAGGATGGTCTGGGTTTCCTCTGACTTGTTAATAATGCGGCTCCGGGTATAGCTTGGCTCGTCGTCAATACCCGCCAAATCCAGCAACCCCAAAATAAATTCGGTGACGCTGGCCTCAAAGTCATCCACCTTTAGGTCAAGCGGTGTATAGCTTGCCGCAATGGCCGTGGCCGTCTGGTTCCCCGCCGACACCGCCGAACTGTCAAAAGCCTGGAAATCCTCGTACAGCTTGCGCTTTAGCATATTGATGGTGGCGTCCGTGCCCTGGAAGGGTGCCTCGATGGTGTGCGGCTCCGCTGTGGCCCCCTCGTCCTCCACACTCCCCGCGTGGACGATGTGCGTGGTGCGAACTTTGTCAAGGAATTTCTGGTCATCCAGATCATCCATGCCCCCGGCGTTTTGCAGCACCCAGTAAATCAGGTTACCCTCATCCACGTTGTTGACCATGTTGGAGGTGCACAAATCCAGCGCATCTATGGTGTTTCGCTTCCCCGTCAACTCCGAAAGCGCATCTTCGCCGTTTTTCATGGGTACGATCGGAAATGTCGGATAATTCTGCCCATCGTAAATTTCCGTGCCGTCCGCCTGAGATGTGCGTAGCCGCAAGATATAAGGCCGCTTGTCCTTCAGGATGGTCATATCCTCGCCCTTGCGCTGGATATAGTCTGTATAACCGTTCACCTCGTAGAGCGTGGCCCGCAGCGGCTTGTCGTCCGATACTTGCCAGAACCGGATACCTGCCATCAGAGCGCCGTTTTCCTCGTCGTACAGCGGAACAAATTCCCGCAACTTGAACACGTCCATATGGTCAAGATTCCAAAAGCCGAAGGACACGCCCGCAATCAGGGCATATTTCCCAGCCTTGACCATCATCAGGTCAAATTTCTTCCCAAGCCTATCCTTTGTGGTGTCCTCCTGAAACGTTACGCCGTTGCCCAGCAGATAGGAGACCTCCTGCCGCACATCAAAGCCAAAAAAGCCGGAGGCGATTTTGTGGTTGGCCGTATACATATCCCTATGAGCACGGCCTTGCATGTCGTATATTATTTTCTCATATCGGTTGATGTTTGGGTTCTCGCCCTTAAAGTATAGTTCAGCATCTACCGCCATTTTATAGGCCTTGCTGCCTTTGTGCTCATTGATTGCCCGCTTGATAAAGTCCATTCTGGCCTTTTCGTCCTCGCCCACAGCAATCAGGTCCTGATATGTAAGCAAGAAATCACCTCTCCCACAACGTGATATATCGCGGCTGTCCGGCTTTTCGCATTTTGTGCCGCAGAATCGTCATTACAAAATAGCGAATATCGTCCATGGCGTGGTCGTTCTCCTTGATTGGCTTGTCCTCCGTGGATTTATCGTCCCAGCGGTATAGCCCAAACTCACGGATACCGTCCTTGCAGGAGCGGTGAACTTTGATCGTCCCGTCCTGAATGTAGCGGCTGGTGGTGACGATGCCGGGAACCACATCATTGACCGCTTTTTGTACCCGGAACCGCCGATGCCGTCTGATGACCTCGATAAACGAAGCTGCCGATGGGTCAACTACTACGGATCGCACCGGCAAATCCCCAGCCAGCTTCTCCAATTCCGTGTAGTATTCCTCGTCTGTCTTGCTGATCTGCTCCGTCCGCCCGGAATAGTAATACTCCCGGATTCTGGTGGCGTTTTTGCCGTCCCAGCACCACAGCCCGGCGGAAAACGGGTTCAATGTGCCATAATCGCAGGAGATATAGTATTCTCCATTCTCCGGAACCTCGTCCACAATGTTGCTCTCGCCAAACATGGGGTAGATTAGTCCCTCGGCCAGCGCCCACCGTCCCAAAATATAACGGTCATAAAAAACCGTGCCCAGATACTCCCGTTTTAGGTTCTCCACAAAAGCCTCTGGGAGAAACGGGTTGTCATCAATGGTGTACGTCTGGCTAAAAATATCCGCTTTGCTGTCCAGAAACACTTTCAGCCAGTGATTCGGCCCCTGTGGATTGTACGTACCGTCAAAGCATGAATACGCTTTATCCAGGCGGCTTTTCAGCAGTTCAAAGACTTCCTGGCTCCAATCTGCCACCTCGTCGCCGTAGCAGTATTTGATGGACGCGCCGCGGATTTTCGAGACCTGGGAAACCTTTTCAGCTCCAAGGCAGTAGCACTTTTCCCCAAATATCCACGCCGTATTGTCGCTGGAGATCGTGCCAACAAGAGCATCACCATAGATCGTTCGCATAGGCTCAAGCACATTCCGCTCAATGGTGGACTTGGTGACTCCAAGAATGACCGTCAGCCCGTCCTTCCCTGCGCGCTCCCGGATGCGGATTGGGATAATCCACCGAAAATCAAGGTATGTTTTCCCAGATCGAGTGGCCCCTCCCTTAAAGTTCCAGCGGTGATGCCCCTTTCGGACAAATTCAGTTTGTTTCAGACTTAACAGCATCCCTGAACTCCTTCAACAGCCCGTCCAGTTTATTCAAACTGTCGTTCCCGCTGGCTGTGTTCTTTGTGGCCTTGTCAACGATAATCCCGAAAGAAGTGGCGATTTGAGACAAACCGGCATCACTTATCTTTTCCGGGTCTGTCAGCGCCATCAGGTGTAGGTCGATCGCTTCCTGCATCTTCTCTTTGCGGGTCTCCATGAAGGCCAACATATCCAGCGTGTTCTGTCTCTTTTTTTGTTGCGCCTTTTGGTCGAATCCTTCGCAACCTAACACAACACGCTTAACGGTATCTTTGGAAACCCCATTGATTTTCGCCGTGGCGTTATAGCTCTCGGTCTCCAGATAATCAGCCACAATTTTCTTTTTTTGTCTGTCTGTCAGCCGTGCAGCCATGTCACCACCTCGTCTTACCTTTTTCTTCTTTTCTTCTGCGCCTCTGATATGAATCCTGTTCTTTCTTCTTCTCTAACCATCCGGTCAAGAGTGCCAAAAGAAAACGTACCTCTTGAATCGATAAGCGTTTTCGCATTGGCTTGGTTCTGGAAAACATAAGTAATTTCTCGGCGAACAGTTTCGTCGCACCCCTCGCGGGGTGCGTGGATTGAAATGTTTTGCTTTTGAAATGCTTTTAAATGCTTTTAAATGCTTTTCGCCGCCTACTGTCGAGCACTGGCTCGGATCCGGCCAGCCGTCACAGCCTGTTAAGCGATACACCCGTGTGGGTTGATTATAGCTCCATGTTCGGATATACTTTTTCCCACACTCTCATGTGATAAGTATTGACTTCGCCATAATTGGCGTCGAAAATCTTTCTTACTTCATAACCCATATTTGAGCTTTCGCTCTTTAGTTTCCTCCAGTCAAACTTCTTGTGTGATACTCCGTTCAGATTTGCTACACGCTTAATGGAGTACCACTCCTTGCTCCTATCCAGCTCAGTCTCCAGTGCCTTTCTCTTATCCTGCTCGTCTCTCAGCGCAGTAAGCAGTTTGATGCCAAACTCCGGAGAGTTTATCATCTTGTCGATCGTGTCCGAGGTCATGTAAGCTCCGTGCTTGCGAATGCTGGGTAATACCTCACTCGTCACCCAGCGCTTGAACTTCTTTGCCCCAGGCAGCTTGCTGGACAACACCAGGGAGTACAGGCCACTCTCATTGATGATGGTCATGTTTCTGGACTGGCTGCCGTCGTGAATCCCGACGGCAGCTTTATCCTCGTTATCCACGTGTCGATCGAGCGCATCCCGCGGATTGCTGTACCCAAGCGCCTCGGCTACATCCTTTCCCACCAGCCACGGCTCCCCGGCCAATTCCACAGTACGAATCTCCCCAAACTCAGGGTTCTTAAAAATCATCAAGTCGTTCATGTAGATACCACCCTTTCTATTTTATTTCCCACCTTTATGTTGACTCAGGGCAGGGGAGTAAGGTGGCACCTCCCTTTTCGGCCCGTCGGCCTAGCCCTGATCTTTTGTTTGAGAGGCGGCGGGGGAATATCCCGCCATGCGTTTCCTCTCATTGGGCCACCCCCGTCTCCTGCAACTGCGGGGCGGCAAATATTTTTCAAAATATGTATTGACAATATCATATTTTATGATATAATTAAGTCATAAAAAGTAAAAGGAACAATATAGGAGGTAAAGTCATGAAACACTATGAATATTGCGTTTGCAAAGACGGCTGGATGATGGGTGCTTATATGGACGACAAGAAGGGAGCCGAGGATTGTGCCGCTCGTTATGCCTCCCAGTATCCTGACAGCAAGGTTGAGATCAAGGTCAATGTTTATGACGAAATGGAATACCGTTATTTCAAGGAGGTTGGTTGCTAATGACAAACAGAGAGGCATACGTGTTTGGCTGGGTGTTCGGCCGGCTCAACGCGGCGGCATATCCGCAGGAGATCGGAGGGGATCTCACCCTTGCCGCTCAGCGCCCGTATACAGCACTCGCCAGAGTCATTTCTGATGCTCACAGGCTTGGCCTCCTAAAGAGGGATCTCGACCGGCAGGTTGCTGAGGCGCTTTGCGAGATCACCAGCATTGACCCGCCCGTGGAGGGAGGGTCTGAAAAGTTCCAGCCCCTTGAAATGCAGGGGGCTTGGCAGTTAGGCTATTTTGCCGGTAAAGGCAAGCGCCCCCTTGCGTCTGTCGAGTTTGATATTTCCGCCGCCAGAAAGGCCAAAGGCTTGACTCAAGCCCAGCTTGCGGATGCGATGGACGTTAACCAGGCCGTGATATCCCGCTGGGAGAGCGGCAAGGTCAGCCCCAATGCCGGGAATTTGGACAAACTGAAAGAAATTCTGAGCTAATCCTGCCGCCCCTCCGGGGGCGGCTTTTTTGCCCTCTCCAGCTCGTGCGCTTGTGGTGCCACCGCCCGCCTCAAGCGGCGAGGAGCGGCATATGGCGGACAGTAGGTTGCCCAGCCGCCCATTGGCATTTAATTTAATCGCGCAGTGCCTCTTTTGCTTTCCCTCTGCGTTTGGAGCCGAAAGGCGGCATTGAGCCGCCACACGTCCACGACGTAACGGGCCGCCGCTTCCGCTTCTGCTACTGCACTCGGCATATGTGCGCTTCCCGCTTAGATTATCACACCAGTACTAATGCCGGTAGTTTTCAGCGGGATAGCGCTCGGTGGGAGTCATGGCACCGCCACCGCTTCCGCCACCATGAGCAGGCGGGCGTCATGTCCCTTCACCGGGGCCGTCAGACGCTCTAGGCTACCCGGTATAGTGTCTTTCCACCGTCATTTGCCGCCCGAGGGGTGCGACCCCTCATGCCCCGAATAGTGGGGTGGTGTTCGACCGGCGGCATATTGCACACAGAGGGGGTGGCGGCAGATGCACCGACGCCACCCACTCTGCGTGAAGGAGGAAAAGGGGGCGGAAAGAAAGTGGGAGCGCGAAGGCATACGCCCCCACACTCCCATTTTCGCATATACCATGCTCTCCGATTCCCTCATGAGGGAATCACAGCAACTTTTTCTGTGAAATAATGAAAAGTTACATTGCATTTGGGTCGTCTGTTCTCCCGAGCAGGTAATCTACAGATACATTGAAATGGTCTGCTATTTTTACAACAGATACTATTTCAGGAATCACTCCATCCCGCTCATATCTCAAAATTGAGTTCTTGCTGATGCCACATAGCTCCGCGAGAACACAGGGCTGTGTCCCTTCCTTCTCCCTCAACTTCTTCAATCTCTCCCGGAACTCGTTCAAGGGCTATCACTCCTCATGCTGTCCGCCCTCCCCGTCGTGGATGTTGCCGATGACAAAATGGCGCTTGCTCAGTTTGTACGGATGTAGTGGGGTGCTGCTTCCGCTTCCAATTCCAGTTGTGAAACATGGGATTCTGAGATCTGTGTTAAAAATAACTGGCTCTCTTGATCCGTTGTAGCTCAAAATATCACCCTCAAAAATCTTCACGCCGTTCTTGTCGGTCAGGCCGGTGTACTGGCAGAGCGTGGAAGGGTCGACCTCAAGGCAATTTACAGTAGAAAAAAGAGACTCGCCCTTCTTGTAAAGCACGGCACTCTCAGATGGTAAAATCGATCGCCCTCCATCTGCAAACGAAATCAAGCTTCCTTTCACCCACTCGCCATTATCCAGCCGCTTGGCTTTGAAAAGTATTTCTCTGGTCATTGGGCACCTCCGATGATCTCGTCCAATGTGGCCCGCCTTATGCTCCTCAGCGTAGGGAACGTTTCATCAAGGTTATCAAGACTGCCCTTATAGTTGTCTTCGTCATCATACATGTAAAATGTCTGTCCCACTATATCAACGTATGCCAATGTTTTAACAACTGGATATAGCACTTTGATAGCCTTCGCCCTCTCCACCTCCTGCTCCGTCCAGCGGGGCTTTCGGATGATGCGGTCTGGGTGGTTGATGGCATTTATAAGTACAGCAACGGTTGACATTTTGCATGAAAGAGAAGAAATAATAACCCGCCCATCCTCACAAACACAAATATTTTCTGCTGTTCCATCTGTATGTCGGTATTTGACATCCTCTCCGACCTCTACTCCCAGCACCTGCGCAATTCTTGGTTTATCCACTTGTTGTCCTCCTCTCAACCGCCTCTTTTGCTCGTTCTTCTCCGCATACAGGGGTAAAATTGCAAAGGATACCAAAGCATACTGCGTTTATATCCAGCTTCTCAATGTCCATTGTTGCCCTCCTCCGCTGGCTGCTGGAGCCACGCCAGCCACCCATAAACCTCTGCACAGGCTCCTCCACCCTCGTATTCAAGCCATCTCGCCAAATCTGCGTCGCTCATGGCCCGGATGCGGTCGGCGTTGGACAAAATTCGTCCTGGTTTGTACTGAGGGCACCAAGAAATTCTGGCCGTTGTACCGGCGTTATTGCAGTCATTTTTGCAAGTAATGCAAATCGTTTTCATGCGTTCTCCACCTCTTCCGGCGGCCCATCCCAGGCCGTCCAGTATTTGTCGTACAGATCCATCGCAAACGGCTTGATGTGCTTGCAGTACAGGTACCCGTCCTTTACCTCCTCTGCAATCTCCAGGCCGCCCCATCGAAGCTGGGCTATCCCTGCTCCCTCAATGTATATTGCGGTCTCCTGGGTGATGGATTCCAGCTCTGCGCGGGTGTATTGCTGTCTCATGGCGATACCTCCGGCGGGCGGTGCTTATACAACAGCAGGTTTTGTACTCCCTCCGTAGTATCCGCACAATGGGCCGGGTATCTGGCAGCCACTCCACCAATGTCATACAGCGCCTCAGTGTGCCCGATATACGTTTTGTCTTCGTTGTAGAGTGCCCAAACAATTTCCAGATACCACCCGACCTGATAGGCGGGTTCACATTGCTTCGGGTTTACATTGTGGCTTCCGTACCGGATAGCGTACATAAAAAATTTGTCAGCAGCCACGGTGTCACCTGCATACAGAGGTGCGCCATACTTATCGACCAGTCCAAGCGTCAGCGCCTCGTTCGGCGGGGTGAGGGTGGGCATCTCGTCAATATCGTCCATCACCATATCAATCAGGGCTGTTTGGTCGCTATCGTGATATTTGGTGTAATGCTCATAATAATCATGGTCTATGGCCTGTTTCAGTCGGTCTGCATCAATCGCCCTTGCCATCGTTCAGCGCCTCCTTAACCATGCGTGGGCTTCCCTTTGTGGGGATTTCTTGCGTTGGCAATAAAAGCATCCATAATAAGCGTGAGACGATTATGTTTGACTTCGCCATTTCCATCGATATAAAAGTTTTTCATGCTCCACCGCTGGAGTTCTCGGCCAAATGGATAGTCTACAACTACGTCTTGCCCAATTAGGGCTATAAATTCATTTTTTGTCATTGTTTAGCGCCTCCAGTCTCTTTCTCAGTTCCTCCCACGCCTCTGGGGTGAGAGGGCGACCACATTGAGAACAGTATTGGTGTCCCCACCGCTCCCATGCGATTGCTGTATCAGCTGCTTTGCAACGGTCACACCCCGGCCACAGCCGCTCCACCTGCTCCCGGCTGACTGGGCGGAGGGCGGAAAGGGCGAGGTTAAGAGCTGCAATTCGTCTTTCTGCATTTTTAACTCCATCAGCCATTTGGTGTGACACCCAAAACGTGCTTGGGTTATCTCTCATAACCTCATTCTGTCGCTTGCTTTCCGCCAAAATGTCAATCGCTTCTTCCCGCGTCACGGCTGGGCCTCCTTTTCCAGCATCTCCAACTCCTCCGCGTTCGGCTTCTCAAGTGGCAAAAAATATGTAGTGCCTCTTGGCGCTAAATCCCATACACACCACGCCATATCCATCATAGCCTGCCCCTTCCCCGTGAAGTCCGGTCTCCAAGTCAGCGGAAGTACCCTTGTAGGCGTGATTTCGCGGAACAGCTTATATCTCTTCGCTGCATTCCAAAACTGAACCTTCAGCAGCAGTGCGAACGGTTTCTTATGCTTTGCACACTGCCTGATAAACTGCTCCGCCAGTCGAAACGGAGGGTTCGTAATGATCCAGTCACAGCCCATCAAAGGAATGGTCAAAAAGTCATCTCCAGCTTGGATGTCTGTCCCTGTTACTTCATACCCCATTGCCTCCATAACATCAACCATGTGACCTTCTCCACAAGCGGGTTCCCAGATATGTGCTTGTGCGGGCAAACTAAGAAACTTCAATAGTGCGACCGTTGCCTCTGGGGGCGTTGGGTAAAAATCCGATGCTTTGCGTCCAGTGGAAGAGTTCCCCCCGTTAATTCGGCTTGGTTGTAAATTATCCATGACTTAACTCTTTCATCTCCTTCGCGCTCAGAATCGGCGCGCGGGCGTTCCAGGCGAGGCGAGCCATTTCTGGCGAAAAACATAAACCCGATGTCGCGCAGCAAGTACCGCATACAACTGTGTACGACCATTTCCTGCCCATACTGTCTGGCTCACACTCATAATCAACCGATATGTATGCTTGCTTTCCACAGTGAGCACACGCCAGCAGCACCCCCGCATCCGTCAGCCGCTTGGCCGCCTCTTTATTCCCAAGCAGGGCTAATTTGATATCATCCATGTATAATTCCCCTCTCTATGTCCGCTATGGCCTGGAAGATCGGGTAAAACTGTTGGGGGACTACGGCGTTTCCGTAACACTGCATCCACTGTTTGTACTGCGGATATCCCCCCATCCAATCGGGAATCCCATCATCCATTCCGCAAACTGGGGGTTGATGTACTGCCCAATACGTTCCGGGAAGATAATTCCAAGGCTGGCGCTCAGCGTTTGTCCGTGTTTTCCGCTGTGCTCCTGTGGTGTCTGCCTGCGGATCGGCTTGAAGTCCTGACTTGCCCTTGGAGATGCCAAGAATACAAACCCTGTATCTTTCATGGTGCGCTCCGACAGCACAAGCCGGAATACTGAACGTCCAGACTTCGTATCCTTCTTTTTCCAAATCGGTGCAAATGGACTCATGTATTGTAGATAAGATGCCATTAACATTTTCGCCAACAACATACCTCGGCCGCAATTCGTCAATAACTCGCAGGAACTCTGGCCATAAGTGCCGTTCATCATTTTCTGCAAGCCGTTTCCCGATAACGCTGTGTGGCTGGCAGGGGAATCCGCCCGAAATAATGTCAACTGTTCGTAGTCCTGTCTTTTCATAAAAACTTTCTCCCGTCAATGTACGAATATCCCGCCAGCGCGGCACGTCCGGCCAGTGTTTTTCCAGAACCTTTGTCGGGTAGTCCGCCCACTCGCACTGTCCGACGGTGGTAAATCCGGCCCACTGGGCGGCAAGGTCAAGTCCCCCGATGCCGGAGAAGAGGGAGAGATGCGCCAGTTTCGTCGCCTCGTGGTCGCCCAGCAGGGCGCGCGTCTTATCGTCCATCGTTCGGCACCTCCTTGATTGCTTTCCATCGCTCTTTACGGCTACACGTCCCGCCGACCGCATCACAAATGCTCTTGGACGCACAGCGTTCACACGGCCCGTTCCGCCTGAACTGCCGTATATACTCTGCGACCGTGCCCTTCTTGTATCCGGTAGCTGCCATAATTTGTATCAGGCTATAGCCATCCAGGGCCATCCGTTCTACTAGATCGTGGGATTTTGATTGCCGCAGCTTCTTTGTGTGGAGCAGGCAGCCAACTCTTTTCGGGTTGCAATCCGGTAACGGGCAGTTTTGGCAGATTGCCGCCTCTTCTGCATCCCGCTCCGTAATCCTGCGCTCCGCGACCGGCTCCATCGCGTCCAGACTGCGCCAGGGTGCCACCGCTCCGCTGATGCCGTAGGGGTCTCTGGTGATCAAAGCTCCTCCACCTCCACCCGGATACATCCCCCGTCCCAAAGCCTATGTATGACCTGCCTGTACCAGCGGTGATCGTCGTCCGGCAGCAGGTATCCCTTGAGCGCGTCCACCACGGCTTTGGCGATGGCTGCGTGGTTGTCAATGTCCAGCCCGTCGTCCCATGCAAAAGTGATGGAGACCGGCCCCCGTACCATCCCGCGCCGCACTCGGGCCTGTTTCAGCGCGGCCAGAGTCAGCGCGTGGAGCTCGTCAGCGTCCTTCTTCCGCTGCGCCCAGTGCTTGCCGGAGTAGTAGGCGTTCAGCCCAAACCGGCGGCAGAAGGCCGACTTGCCCTTCTTCGTGGGCGGGTATGGTATATCAAACCGAATCGTTCCCATGTCTAAGTATCTCCAGCGCCCAGTTCAGGGCTTCCACAATCTGGCCATGCACCTGAGCCAGCTCGGATCCGGTCTCCATAATGGCGCGATGTTTGTCTCTCAGGGCGGACAAAACATCCGCCGCCTTTTCGTCTGTCACTGATATCACCTCGCTGGTATAATCCGCCCCACCGCCCGGTAGAATGCCGCGTCGCACGTACCGGTGCTGGCGTGCCGGTTTTTCGCCAAAATAATTTGCATATAGTCGGGCTCCCACGGGTCGGGCCGCTCCTGGTTGTAATAGCTGTTGCAGTGTAAAAAGATTACGCCATCCGCATCCTGCTCCAGTGCCCCGGTATCCCGCAGGTCAGAGAGCTGGGGCCGCTTATCCTGCCGCTGTGCGTTCTCCCGGTTGATCTGCGCCAGGCAGAGCAGCGGTACTTTGAGCTTTCTCGCCAGCGCCTTGAGCTGCCCGGACACCTCGGTCATAGCCTCATAGCGGTTTTTAGCCCGCTCCTCTGTCCGGATCAGCCCGAAATAGTCCACCACCAGCAGCTTGAGCCCTTTAACCTTCCGGGCCATGTTGGCGATATCGTCCACGGTGGCGCGGGGCTTGCGGTTTGTGTAGACAGGTATCTGGGACACCTTCGAACTCCACTCCGCCGCACGGGCCCGCTCTTCGTCCCCAAGATTGCCCATCATGAGGGCGTCATAGGAAATCCCGGCGGCCCGCGCCAGCCGCTTGGCGGCCAACTGCTCCTCATCCATTTCCAGGGACACGAAGAGCACTGGCCCATTCTGTTGGGCTACCTGATCCGCCACAGCCAGCCCAAAAGTGGTCTTGCCCATGCCGGGCCGGGCGGCCAGAATGTAAAATCCGCTGTTCAGCAGGCCGCCGCCCAGCAATCGGTCTAAGCTCCGGTAGCCCGTAGGGACGTAGCCGCCGGCACCGGCATCCACCCGCTCCCGGTGCCGGTAATAGGCCAGCAAAGTATCCCCGGAGGTAGCCAGCTCCCTTGCGGTGTCCTGAGCCTCAATGGCCTCCAGCTCTCGCTGTGCGGCGGAAATCAGCTCCCTGGGGGTGTCCTCCAGGGTAGACGCACGCTGCTCCAGCTCCTGGCCGAGGGCTACCAGGCTCCGCCGCATGGACGCCCGCCGGGTCTCTTCCGCGTAAATCCCGGCGTTGGCCGCCGTGTTGGTGGCCTGCATCAGCTCCATCATGTAGGCGTCGCTGACTGCACCCCTGGCCTCCGCCCGGATGCTCACAGGGTCTACCGGCTCCTCACGCCGGTAAAGCTCAACCGCCGCCCGGAAAATCGACCGGTTCGCCTCCAGCACGAAATCCGCCTCTGTCAGGTGCTCCAGCACTTCTGGTAGACATGCATCGTCCAGCAGGATAGAGCCGCATACCGCGCTCTCCGCCTCCAGTGCGTCAATCGTCATAGACTACAACCTCCTGTCCATCCTCGTCCCGCTCCAGGTGATAGGCCCTGGGGCGGTATGTCTCCGTAGTGGCTGGCTGCTCCGCCCTTCGGCGGGCTTCCCAGGTTCGCACGGCGGCTTTCCAGTCTACAATGGGCCGCCCTGCTCCGTATTTCCACCCCCGCGCTGCGTAGAAGTCCACAAAGGCCTCCGGGTCTATGCCGTTCCCCCGTTCCTGGCAATAGGCGCGGACTTCTTCCACCGTTGGGGGGACTTTCTTTTTACCCCCTTTAGGGGGTTTTTCTTTGGGGGATGGGGGAATAGATAT